TTCCCGGCTAACCTTCGGTGAAGATTGTCCGCTGAGGCGGGTCTTTACCTACCGCTTACGTCGCGGGTAGACTGCTCTAAACTATCTCACAGGTCACGAGCAGGATTATCTGTGAGAGAATGCTTTTAAGCACTCCAAGGAAGGCACGGCGGCATTTCACCGCCCCGTGATGCGCCTTCCATGCAATGCTCAATACCCAGGTTTCTTTTTCTTCTTTTTCTTTGCCATCAAGCAGCCTTCCCTTCTCTTCGTTCCGCTTCAACCAACGCCTTGTAAAGAGGCTCGAGCGCGTCGGCTTTTCGATAACCCGGCATCTTCTCGTCGGCACGGATCGCTTCTATCTTTGCCCTGATTGCGTCAACATTATCTTCGCCCATTGGTGCTCCTCCATCACTATGATCTTCCTGAGTCAATCCGGCAAGGACCTCGTAAAGGCTCTTGCCGAGGGGATGAGAGTTGAAAGGATAAATCTTGCCGGTAGGCTTGCCGTTCTCATCGACCTCGAAAACGCGCAACCGTTCGGCGAGCTTGCCGATTGCCGGATGATCTTCGCTTAACGCTTTCATGGCGGAAGTCACGCGGCTATTGACTGTCTCGTAATCGGCGCCCATGAGTTGCTTGAACTCTCCCTCTGCCGCGTCCGAGGTAAGAAACATATTTTTGTAGGCGGCCGTTCGCTGCGCGTCGAACTTCATCACCGCCTCAACTTGTTTGGGCGTCATTTTATTGGCGAGCGCAACGTCCTTGATAAACGAGTCGGTAACGGCTTTGTCCTGCGCGTACCCTTCGATGGTCGGCAGTTTGTAGTCCTCGACCTTGGACGGCGGCAGGTCGATGATGCCGCGGGCGGCGAGCTTTGGCAGGTGTTCGCCCTTCCATTTCTCCAAGTCCTCCGGTGCGGCTTTCTCATCGGGGATCGCAATGGAGCGGCCGGCCATCTTTTGAATCTCGACGTAGCTCTTAGCTACGCCGCCCACATCGTCAAACTTCTGCCAGCTTGCGTCCTGTCTGATCTCCTCGGGAAAACTGTTTACTACTTCTTCCGGTAACGGCATTTAATAACCCCTCCCCAATACCCAGGCTTTAATCTGTTCATACGGCGAACCCACGGGCGGCTCTGTTTTTGGTATTGCGTGACCTTCCGCGTGCTTGCGTAAACAAGCCTCGGAGCAAAATTCATGTACCGGCCTAGTCGTTCCATGCTCTGCCGCACATTGAAATGACAACGACGCATGGTATTCAAAGGTTCGCCCGCAATGAGCGCAACCAAGTAATAAAATACTCAAACGCTTGCTCCCTTCGCTCTCGCCTTACTCAACGCTATGGCAACCAACATTTTCTCCTTGGCCTTGCCCTTTTTGGATTTAGGCACGGTGCGGGGGATGTTGTGATGAACTTCGTGCATTGCCTGCTCGACAAGCGAGCGTGATTTAACTTTCATTTTGCACTATCTTGGCTTGTTCTTTACGATTATTGGCCCAGCCTAAAATCTCCCTTGCCATCTGCCGGCGTCCTGCGTCTTCACCGTAAACGATCTCATACTTGAGCCAGTTCCTTGCGTCCTCTCCGATCGGCGCAAATGCCCGGCTGATCTCGGTCAAGTCAAGATCGTAGTCCAGTTCAATTTCTAATTTAGGCTGTTTGCGCCGTGCCATTTTGTCCGCCTTTAACCGCCGCTACCATCGGCGCTGCGTTTTTCATTGACTGCGTTACGCTCTCGGCCATTGCCAACTTTTGCTGCATCTCGGCAAGCTGGTTCTTTAGCTGGCGTATCTGATCGGTCTGTTTCGGGTCGTTTAATAGGTGTTGAACGCCACGAATCTCTGCATCCATGCGGGCAAATTTGTCGATATTCGGGATATCCAGCGCCTCGGGATGAGCCGCCGCCATGCCCTGTATGTCGCGCAGGTATTCGAGCATGGATTGAATTTCCTCTTGACGCTGGCTCTTGGCGAGCGGCCCTTCATAGCTTATGTCCAGTTGCCCGCCGTACTTCGAGTCAGTCTTGAGAAGATCCGGCGTGTCGGGGAATTGGCCGGTGCGGTAATTGATCGCAAAGTTGGTATCAATGATGTCCCGTAGCCCTTCGGTCTGTAGCCGCCCGCCCGTGGGTGCCATTATCATGTGAACCAACTCAAGACGCTTGCCGTACTCAAAGGCGGTCTGCTCTTTTACCGGCGAAGCCTCCACGCCTATCAGTTGGCGGATATGCTCGACAAAGGCGATCTCTCTGATCTGCTGGCGCAAGTCATTGACGTTCCACTCATAGGTTGCGTTACGGTTACGGTGCTCCATTGCCGCACGTCCGATACCCGTCTTGTCCAACCGGCGAAGCACATTTTTTGCCCCTGGCGTATGTGAGTAGTCGCCGATGATGTTATTTGCCTCGGTATCAACGGGCGGATTGAGTGAAATATCCAACTCCATAAACCCGCGCATGATAATACCGTTGAGCGTTTTTACGTGCGGCAGCATCAACTCGCCCAATCCTCGGGCCATAACCTCACCCGCAATCACGTTATAACGCGCTATGGCAAACGACTTTTCCATGTAGCCGCTTTCCTCTAGCGCCGGCCCACGCTTGTTATTTTTCTCAAACCAGCATGAGGCGTAGGGCATTTCTTTTGGCGTCGCTAGCTTCTTGTAGGCAACCAAGTCCCGCGGCGTGATCGAATGAAGGATACGGACGTTTTGAAAGGGCTTGGTTTTGGCTAGCCTTTGCAGGCCATCGGAGCACTTATCACCCCAGCGGGCAAAGCACTTCTGCGCTGACATATCGACTTCGCGGATCAACCCTTCCGGTCTTTTGTCCATGCCCTCGAAGTACACATAAGAGCCGAAGCCAACAGGCGTAAAAACGAGTCTGCCAGGATAGCGCGGATTCGGTTGTAGTCGTTCCTGCAAAACACATAGATTGCCGAAAGCGAGCCAGTCTTGGATAAGCTCAATGGGCGTGGCGTAGAAGTTGCTCTGCCTGAATGACGCAAACTGGACGCGCCGGCATTGTTGGAGGTACTGCGCAACCTGTGCGTCATCGTTCAACTCCTCGTTTCTTGCCTTGATGTCGAACCATGTCATTGCCTCATTGAAGAGGGCGCCAACAAGGAACGACGAAACCATAAATAAGGCGTTGATGCCGGTGGAGTCGTAGATCTTTACCGTCTTTCGCTCGCCGGGCGCGTTGTCAGTCGTAACCCCGCGATGAGACGGCATGAGGTAGTCAACGATCTCCTGCCCGGTATTAAAGAAGTTCGCGTTCTGGCTGCGCAGTTGATCGTACCAGTTTACTATGTCTGTGCCGAGTGACATTTAGCTTCCGCCTACCTGACCAAGTTTCTGAGGCGTGAGTATGGTTCCCTGCCGTCCGGTAGCGGCTGCGCGTTGCTGGCGCTGCTGGCTTAGGGCTGCGGGACTGAGGCCCGTTTTAGGCTGTTCCGGCGTGTCGGGCTTGGAGACCGCCGAGGCAATGCCCGTGCCCAAGCTGACCGCCGCCGCGATTCCGCCTATGATTGCTTCGATTCCCATGATCGCCTCCTACATACCCGGCTGAATGTTACAGATTATCTTGCCGCTGTTTCTTGGTTCATCAATCTGCGTTGCAAATCCGTATCGACACAGAAGATAAGTGAAAGCGTCCCCGAGATCGTGATAAGGGGAGTTTCCTTTATAGGGTTTATCCGATCTCAAATCTCCCGTATGGCTCTTGCGCAAATACCAGCGACCATCTAACGCCCTAATCAATTCTGTAGTGTATTGATTATCTTCAACGACAACGCGGCGAGCGCCGGGCGGTTGAAAAGTTCTTATAAGCGCGTCTTTCCTAACATCCCAAATGGTCGGCCCCATCTCGAACCAACCACCGCCGAGTAATTGCTGAATAGCGAGCAGCGCGGCATTGTCAGCATCGGCCTCGCTACCCTTCGGGTCGCCAATGTCGCCCTGGGAAGGATCATGACCAATCAAGGCAAACTCATCTGGATTACGGAGTACCCACGGCGCATATTTGGCGAGATAGGGTCTTACCAACTCTTCCATGAGTTGTTGCATTCCGTTGTTTTTGAGCCATAGCCCCGCCTTGATTCTCAGTAGCCCTTTAATGGGTTGACCGATAACGCAAGTCGGCGTGTGACCAAAATCAAACCCCAAAAATAACGGTTCGCCAGGAACAAATGGAAGTATCGTTCTAGTTGTATGCGATTCTCGCGTGAACCCGTTTGCCACCTGATCGCCAAGCATGACAACGCCGGGCTGACCGAGGATAAGGCGTCTTAGCAGGTCGGGCCTATCTTGAAGCGCCCGCGCCCAACTCAACCGATCCTCTTCGCTTGCCCGCTCACCCACCGGTACTCTGAAATGAACCCGCCCCTCATAAACGCCCATGCAGTTAGCGGGCGGTGTGCCTTCGGGAAACTGATTAAGCTCGGTCGGCAAGGGCTGATCTATGGCCTGGAATAACTGCTTGAGTTTGTCGGGGTGAGTGAAAACGATATTGCTCGACGGCTTCCACCGCTCCCACGTCCAGTGATCCTCGTCGGGATAGTTCTCGGTCGCAACCTTGACGTTGAAATGAGACGGCATACGGCAGGACGTAATGCCCAACATCCAAGCCTCAAGGCTGATGCCCGACGATTGAACCATTACCGCTGACGGCGCGGGCTCCTCGAACCATAAGCAATGAGATTCCATCCTGAGACGATCCATTGCTCCCTGATCCTCAATGCCGAACAAATCAATGTGAACAGTCTTTGTGCCCGCATGATAAAACTCCGCAACGTGATCGTTATCGGTCAAGCGCCAGCCGCCTTTGAAGAGCGGATGCTCAAGCGAGCGCACCGTCTTTAGTTTGTGACTCGTAAAAGTGTCGGTAACGCCCATCCAATTGACCGGAAGCGGATAACCCTTTTCGTGATGCTTGACCGCATGTAAAGCCATCGCGCACAATAGCCCGATTGTTTTCCCATCGCCCCGGCTTCCAACCTCAAGGATCTCATTCCCGCCGCGTTCGTTACTGCCGTTGACGATATGCTGGACGAAACTCGCTACAACAGGGCGACCCTCGAAATCAAAGTCACAGCTTTGATTCTTTAAGCGCGGGTCTATGGGGCGTTTGGTTTTGGGCATTTACTGTACCGGCGCCTCGACGGGCTGTTCGACATCTATCGTTGGATTCTCTAAATGACTTTCTTCAATAGCCTCTGGTTCTGGTGTTGCGTTATCCTCGGCCTCTATCCCTGCTCGATCCTCGGGATTCATGCGTAATTCGCCCCGCAACTGTTGTTTTGCTTCGAGTTGAGTATCCAATTCGGGGTACTCTTCCCGCAGCCTCTCCACAGCGTTGTGCATCCGACCGTTGTAAACCGCTCTGATTTGTTCAGCTTGAATAATCGGCGCGAGTTTGTGGAACTCAGGGTCGGTGAGCATGTCCTTTAATTCCTGATCCGCCGTAAGGCCCGAGTCATCCGGTTCATGGATATAACGCTGCCCTTTGTTGATCTGTTCCGGCGTATAAGCAACGCCTGCCGCAGCTTCCTTTACCGGACCCAGAGGGCCGGAATAGGCAAACGACGATTGCGAAGGATTGCCGCCGCCGTAGGCTTTGGGAAATTCGGGGAACGGAATTTTAAGCTCAAGAAATTTATTTCTTACCGCATCATCCTCAACCTGAATTGGCGCAGTTGGTAAAAACCACCCAAACGGTGTGCCCTGCAAGAGCCGAGGGGGATTCATTACCGGCTCGCCTGTGCGCGGATTGATTTTTGGCGGGCCGCCGTAGCCGGGCACTTCCTTTAGGAGTTCATCCAAAATACCATAAG